TTGCCTACGTCGTAGTCGATAAGTCCTGCACGTTTGGCAAGTATAAGCCCTGCCATAGTGTTAGTTGCAAACGCAGACCAGAACCTGTTTTCAGAGGTTAGCCCCGCAGCCTTATCAACCTTCACACGAACCTCGTCTATCAGCTTCCTAACTGCGTCTAAATTATTTATGATGTACTGTACGTACTCTTTACCGGCAGTACCGTAGTAAGCGCCTAACGCGGCACTGAAAGTATCCTGCTCTTCTTTATCTTCAGAGCCACTGAATAGTCGATCTACCTTTACCTCTAATATCCTCTGCGCCTCCGCTTTCGGCATAGATTTAGTCATACTGATGCGCTCAATGATACTTGTGTTGCCCGTAGTGACTGACAACAACTTCCATGCGTCACCACGATACCGTTCGGCATTGCCCCCGCTGGTCATACGCCCCCGCTGCCTACCACCCGTCAACTGGTACGCTAGGTTACTAAGTTCGTTGGCGCTACTGTTAGTCAGTTCGTCCATGTACAAAGGTAGATTGTGATATATCTCCCCCCGGTGCATCTTGGTATTGAATGTGTCGCGCTCGTTAATCATAAGCTCTTCTGGCCTACCCCATACCGAAACCGCTGCCGCTATAGCAGTGGTCTTGCCCACACCTGATTCTTTACTATGGATGTGTAGTGCGGCACAGTTTACGGGCGAAAGGTTCATAAGGATGGAACCAAAGGACGACCCTACTACAAACTGATGTAACTCAAATCCGTCACGGTTGTAAAAATTTATAGTCTCCTTCCACTCCTCTAACGTACCTCTAGGTTCAAACGCGGGGAACAGCCCCACAGTCTGGTTAGACGGGGGGTTGAACTCCACGCGACCCCCAAATATCTCCTGATTACCCAGTATGAACGACTTACAATCATCGTCAGTCCAACCGAATTGTTTGTGTGCTTCATCTGCCATACTATTTGCCTGTAATTCGTTAACCCATGTTGTCGTGTAGTGCATAATCTCGTCCATTTTACCTACGGCTACGCCGTACATAGACATATGTTTGCGAAACTCCTCTCGGGAGTTCACAGCGGTTAGAGGTAGTGTAAATTCTCGTACCCCATCTTTTGGTAGGTGCAGCCTCATAACTACAGCTTCACCTAACTCGTCGTCCCACAAACGACGAACAACGTATAGATCGTTGTGGTATATAGCCTTTTCGGTTACTTCCCCGTCAGGTAGTGTAACCCTAGTGTAGATACCCCCGTTTGCGCCTCTGAAGTACGGGGCCGGGTATGTGGGTATAGTGTATGTATTTACGGGAGCGTTGGGCAGATCAATCGATGGTGCCTCTACTACGTTATCTTCTTCAGTAGCCTCTCGTATGCGACTACCTAAATTTATAGGGGATTTAATCTTATCCCTGTTAGGGCAATCGCTGCATACGTTAGGATTAAACTCGTCAAAGGTATCACATAGATACGGACCCTTTATGAGGTCCATCTTCTTTATCGTGTCCTGTGCGTCATACTCAGGATGGTTCTTCGACATCAAATGAGCGGCTTTCTGCCCATCTTCGCAAAACTTAGCTATAGACAACCCGGCTCTCCAAAGAGGTTCGGGTATGCCGTCCTGATTAGTGAGTATGTTTTTTATCTGTTCGCAACCAGAACCAGCCCGTGTTCTGTTAATAATATCTAGGAACACGCTTTTCTTGTTGCCCAGCAATGCGTCCATGACAGCGTTACTGCCAGAAGGTATGTGTCTAGTAGGTACTGGTATCAAATCAGCGCCTATGTATTCCTTAAATACATCTATGTGCATAGGCTTCGGCATGTCGGAACCGAAGAAATTTACTAGGAGAGGCGGGTCTGCTTTATGATTATGGGTAGTGGGTACACGAAGAACCCTAGCCGCGTCTGATGTTACAGCCGGGTCTGCTAATAGCTTATGTTCCGCGCATAGCTTCTTCAGTCTCTCCGCGACGGGTAGCCACTCACCTATATTAACAGGTTCTGATAAGAACCAGTACACGTGGATTCCACGACCGGAGTTAATTAATAGTGGTTTAGGTAAATCCAAGTCCTTACAGAACTTACGCAAGGCTATCATAGCGTCGTTCTGGTTCGCATAATCCTTACTAGGGCCGCAATCCAAATCTAAAAAGAACGCCCTTAGTTGATTTACATTATCTACCTTGCGCGACCCTGTTTCTTTAAATGTAGCTAAAGCGAAATACGCATCGAACCCAGATTCATTTAATTCTTGGGCTGTTGTCAGAACAGCGTCTAGGGAATCGTAAAACTTTTGTACCCTACGGTCTTTCGACCCTTGGGATGCAAACACACAATAAAAGCCACCATCTCCTAACGCTCTCTGTAAGAAATCTTTTGTTTCCATTGGTACTTACCTGAGAGAAGCCCCCGACCACGCTGTAACGTAGCCGGGGTTATGTTAAAGAGATTAGTCGTCCCAGCCGTCCACAATAGCGTCTAACTCTGGGTCTTTAGCCTTTGGGGTAGCGGCTTTCTTAGCTACCTTCTTAGGTTCTTTAACTTCATCCTCAACCTCTACAGGATCAACGTCAGGCTCCGCAGCGACTGCAAACGGGTTAGCACCTTCTGCTTCAAACCCATCAGTAGTCTCAAACGGAGAAGTTGTTTGCATGGGTACATAGTTAGTTACTTGTACGGCGTTCAGTCGTAGGGATACTCCGGTACCCACACCTTGAGCGTGGTAAGGTACGAACACCCCCGCGATATTAATAGTGCTGCCCGTAGTAAGTAAGAAATCGTCGTCAAGTTTCGCGTTGGAGGCATCATACTGGGCAGGTTTTCTTGTAGCGTCCTTACCATATGCCCCCTTCAAAGTAGTCTTAAACGTATAGGTTCCATCCTCCTTTTTACCGAAAGGGTTATCAAACTTCTCAGGCCAGTCATCCCCAGCGCGTGCGAGAAATGCGGCTTTCATATCCGAAAATAGCTTCTTAGCTTGGGCGCTGGTCATACGGAAACTAACTTCGTACTTAGCTCCGTCATCGAAAACGTCACAAGGTACTGAACGCTTTTCCTTATTGTCAAACCTGTAAGTAGTATTTAGGCGCGGCCACAGGGCTTCTACTTGACCAATCATAAACGGTATTGCTTTAGGCTTATCAGCCATATTATTTCTCCTAATTTTGAAACCCGTCTGTAACTCCAAACGGGGATTCTATGCTACCCTCAAATGGTGTGTAGTCTAGAGTGATCGCCCGTGATGTATCGGGGTTATAAATCATCTCTGCTACTACACTTAATTCTTCATCCCGTAGAGGGCGAATTGGTTTGAAGAATAACTTCGGCGTATTGCTATTTGCGTCAAAATATATCCTAGTGAGGACAGACATGACTGGAGTATCGCGGCCATACAGGAACTCTGCGTAGGCTTTCATAGGCATGTGACCATCCCTTGCTTGCCCAAATATAGAGGTAGCAGGTAGCTTGAGCTGATACACAAATTGCAACCTGTCTGCTGGTACAACTGCTATCTGTTGCGCGAACCTGCAAGCCCTACTGCTTCCGTAGCCTGACCCCCGTATATTATGGGAGCAATCCATACATCTGGCTGCTTGGCGTTGTCCTTGCGGCACGTCGGCAGACGGCGTTTGTGTATCAGCCGACCAACAAGTAGGTAATGCTAGTTTATCTGGGTTGTATTGCTCCTCGTAGTACGACCTTGATACGAAAGCAGCATTTACTATAACGGCTTCATACTCTCCTTCTATAACCATTGCTTCTTCCGTACCATCGTACTCACTAAACATCTTATTACGTATGCTTATACGTCTCATAAATCTTCATCTACTTCACTAGTAGACATATCGGCAGCGCCTTTATCTGCAGAAAGAGCGGCGGTTACATCGTCTATAGAGAAACGATATGTGTTAACCACACGTATATAGGTGTTCTCTGGTATGTGTTTATTCCTAACCCACCCGCGTATAGTAGACACAGACACATGCAGGTGTTTGGCTAGCTCTTCTATGGGAACATAAGGTCCATTCATCACTTCTTCCTAACTGATATTACGTATTCACTGTCCACGTTTAGCCCCGGTGGTACAGATTCGGGGTTTTCTTCTAAGAATTGCTTTACGTGACCTTGGTTTAGTCGTTTCTCAAAGAACTCAGGGACCGAATGTTCGTCTATAAATGTGTACATAGACTCCCAATCACTAGTCCAATACCGAGTCCTTACTGTCCTATAAAACAATCCCTCCGAAGTCCTTACACTTTCGACCCCATGATCTTTACAATGGTCTAGTAACGCCTTCTTTATAAGGTCTTGCTGCTCTTGTAAGGCACCATCTTCTTCTTTAAATTGTACTGATAACTCATTTCGCTTGGCCTTAATCTTTAAAAAAACCCTCGTGAGTTTATCTAAATCACTCATCCTGCACCTCCAAATCTTTGTAGGGGCTGCAATCTAGTGGCAGAGGATAAGTTAGTCAAGCAGTTTGTTGTATAAATCTATAATTTGTGTGTGAACGTCTATCTTATTATCTAACAATCTGTAAACGTGTTTCTCTACAAGAGAGCCTTGTAGCTGGACCACAGTACATTTATGCTTCTGTCCCGCACGGTGGACACGCGCATTAGCTTGAGCATAGGTTTCTAGTGAGCTTGTCGGACCCCACCAAACCACTGTGTTAGCAGCGGTTAGAGTTACACCGTGAGCGGCGGCGGCTGGTTGGATTATAAGTACACGGGGGTCATCCTGTTCTTGGAACATTTTGAATATCTCCGTGCGCTTGCTCACTGGCACATTGCCCTGTATTACCGCATTACTAATACCATCGGCGTTTAGTTTCCCCGACAGTATACTTATCGCGTGTTTAAAGGGTACGAACACGAGGACTTTCTGACTGGATTCGTCAATGACTTCACGTAAAACCTTGTATCTATGCTTTATATCGAACTCTAGTGTGTCGCCTTTGTCGGTATAGATTGCCCCGCAAGATATTTGCAGGAGTTTGTTCATAGCGACGGCAGCGTTAACTGCGGTTATCTCTTCCCCCGCTGCTTGCATGACCATACGGTTACGTAGTTGTTTATAGTATTTTTTCTGTTGACGTGTTAGTTCGACTTCACGTTTGACGTACACCATGTCAGGAAGATCTAAACAGTCTTCCTTTGTGTACCGTATGGCAGGTTGCAGTGCGCTAAACACTGTGTCTACGGCGCTCTCTTTAGGTACCCATTTAAAGTTAGATACCTTATACATAACCATATCTCTGAAAGACCCAAAGAAACGTGGTACACACGTGGGGTTTATAAGTTTAGCTAGGCCGTAGGCGTCTAGTGGGCTTTGTGCGGCGGGAGTACCTGTCATCATCCACAACCATGTGTCTGGCTTCAGTATTTTGTTAAGTGTCTTCCACCGCGTAGTTTGTGCGTTTTTATAATGGGTAGCTTCATCAACAATTATTAGGTCAAACCCACCATTAACTATAGCGTCTTGGACTATGGCAACACCATCGTAGTTGATTATAACGTATTCGGCATCGCCCCCTATTATCTTCCGACGTTTTTCTGCCGAGCCGTAGGCTATGTCTACGCTTCTGTGCATAGCGAAACTAAACAAGTCTCCACGCCATGCGCTATCCATTATTGATAGCGGGCAAATAACTAGCACTCGTTTTATGGCTCCTTGCTTCAGCAAAAAATCCGAGGCCCATATAGCAGATGCGGTCTTCCCGGTCCCCTGCTCGTTAAAACAGAAGGCTTTACGGTTCATAGTCAGGAACGCAGAGGTATCTTTCTGGTGTGCGAAAGGTTTGTGCTGACCCGGCCAATCGTACTGCCCATGTATGGGCGACGGCACTTTTATGTTTAGGTTCTTCAGGACGTGGGTTTCATCAACACCCCACCTAACCAACACCTTGCCGTTAACTTCTTTACTCTTTGGTATAACCGTAGTTACCTGTTGTGGATGGCGTAGCTTTAGCAGCAGCGCCTTGTTCTTTATGATCTCCAAAACTGATCTCCTAGACTTACGTTTTTTTCTTCTTACCGTTGTTTGCACGGTTCTTGCTGGGACTCATTAGTTTATACCCATCCGCATTAGTGCCGCCGTTACGTAGGGGTTTGTTATGGCTTATGTCTTTCCCTTTCCTGTTAACACCTTTTTTATCCAAT